GTTGCTGTTACTGAGCTTGTTTCTACAGGGCCTACAATTTTGCCATTGATTGCGTCAACTAGGAGCGTTGAATCGTCCGCATAAATGTTACCTCTTACGTCTACTGCTGGATTGTCTGTTGCGGCCCATTTTGAACCGTTGTATACAAGGATTTGATCGTTCTGTGCGGCTAACGCCTGTACGTTGCCTAAGTCTTCTAAATTCTGTGTTGATACAGATACTGGAGTTCCGCCTGTTGTAGCGCCATCTCCTACAAATACTTCTTTGCTGTCTGTTGTGTAAACAAGTTCACCTTCAGCTGGTACATACCCTGGATTGGTCTGCAATGCTGTTTTAGTGCCTCGTTTGATTCGTAAAGTACCCATGTAATGCTCCTAATTCATTGTTACATGTATTTATATCAAAACAACGATATCCTTACTTTTTCTTTTTAGTAGGATTCTTCAAAAAAGCTCTAGTTTGCTTTTGAACATCGCGTTTTACTTTTGTTGTATTAAGCCTAAAATCTACGTGTACAATATCATCGCCATATTCGTTAAATAAATCAGCAATAGTATCGTCTAAATTAGCACCTGTACTACGTTTAGCATTACAATCTATTTCCCATATTTTACCTTTTTTGAATTCGATACGTATCGAATGAAGATAGTTTATAGGTATAGTTTGTATATCTATATCTTTAAAAACTTCAGGCCAGTGTCTAATTACATCATCAGGTAGTGGCTTTGGCACTGGTTTTCTTCTTTACAGTCGGTACAAGCTCTTCTGCTTGTGCTCTAAGTGCCTTTGCTTCTTTGTATAACCTGTCAGCGTCGCTACGATATTTTGCGGCTAAGTCTGCATCAGTTAGTACACCATCTGTTGGTGCTTGCAAGTTAGCGGCTTTTGCTTCAGCAACTACGTTTGGATTTGCAGATTTTGGCATTTCACTAACACTACCAGCTTCAGTCATTGTTGTGCCTTCTGGTAATTCATTAGGATCTTTCATTGCTAAGTCTGCAATAGTAACACCTTTTTGCTCAGCGATAATTTTGTTAAGTTCATCTAAACCGATTGTAGTTGCGGTGTTAGGAGTCATTTCAACTTCAGACATTGGAATTGCTGTCAATTTGCCTGTAGAATGAAATCTTGCTAACATATTAGCACCGTCACTAAGTTGTGTTCTTGCCATAACTTCAGCAAATTCAAATGCTGTCTGTGCTGAGTTGCCTTCAACAGTTTTAATTAATGAATCGTGATCGGCATCAGTTAATGTAGCAGTATCAATTACTAAAGCATTTGCAGGAGGATTCTCTCCTGGAATTACTCTGTATGCTACTACAACCTTACGGTTATTTTTCTTAAGTCTGCCTACGTGTTTAATTTCGGCCATTACTTGTCTCCTTTAGGTGCTTCTGCTGGAGCAGTTCCTTCTTTTTTAGCATCTTCTTCTGCCTTTTGAACTGTTTGCAAGAAAGCATCTAGTTTGTTAAATGTTTTACCAACGGCTTCCATCTCGTTAGCTTTGAATGCGCCTCTTTGTGATGCAACATCAATAATAGATCTTAGTACTCCAAGATCTTGTACAGTAAGTTCAACGGGTGCAGTTGATACACCTGCGTTTGGTGTTTGACCTGCTGGTGCCGCTGACGGCGCCGCTTGAGCTTCTGCTGTTTTAGTTTCTTCTGACATATTCTTTACTCCTTGTATGTATTATATATGCACTTAATATTTATTTGTACTTCAAAAGTGGACACGCCAAAACGAAATATGAAAGTTCTTTTGGGTCTTCAAATCCAGCTCTAAGCACAGTTTCTATCTTGTTTTCTTTGGTTAGTCCTATTACTTTCTTTAAAAAGTATCTCTTTTTTAGGTTTGTATCTATCCATTTAGAGATAGCAGTCTCCATATTGTAGGTATGTGATAGATCAATTGTAGCGAGATGTGAAGGCTCATAAGATAGCCTTCTTATTTCAAAAAAATCTTGAGCTGAAACTCTATCTTTAACGATCAACGTGCCTCCTCATAGTGAGCAGTTACACCAAATGGTGCTTTAGTATTCTTATCGTGATGACCATGTATAATGAATACTGTTTCACAGTAGTCTTCGTCACCCCAGCTACCAAATGGATAACCATCTGTAAACATAATAAACTTTTTAGGAGTAATGTTATTTTCTTTCATATACTCCCAATTACAATCAAAGTCGGTTCCGCCGCCACCTTGTACATCATAATCTAAAAGATTCTCGCCACCGTCACCTGTAAAGTCTGCTTCGTTATATACGGCAGTATCAAAACACCATAACTTAATATTATAGTCTTTGTATTCGTCCATAATACCTTTTATTTCTGAAAGGAATACTTTTGCTTGACTGTCACCAATACTACCACTCATATCAATTCCTATAGATACATCAATTGTATCCATAAAGTTCATACCTGGAAGAACTGCACCTGTGTGCCAACCTTTACGTGAAGGACGACTAAATGTATAATCGTTTCTAATTGTAGATTGTATTTGTTGACGTAACAGTTCACGCCAGTTCATTTTAGGTTCTGTAAGTTCTTTTATAATACGTTGCACTTCTGCAGGTGTGTTACCAGCACCAGCCGCCTGTGCAGAACTTATCATGTTTTCTTTAATCTCATCTCTAATTTTTTTAAGTTCTTCTTTAGTATATGTAGGACGACCTTCGCCTTTTCCTTCTTTTTTGCTTTTAGCACCTTTAGCACTTTTAGTTTTATCTTCTGGTGCTTCTTCCCAATCCACATGTTCATCAAGCAAGTCACCTAGTTGTTTTAGATACTCTTGACCTTTTTCTTCTGCTTGTTTAAATAAGTCATCATAAACTTCTTCACTCATCCATCCGTCGTATTTGAAGTCTTGATAACATTGTACAAGTTTAACCATCTCACCAATACGATCACGTACCAGTGTATTGTTTACGATGTAATCACATGCGATGTTGTGTAATATTGGAATACGATCTTCTCTACGAGTAATATGATCAAAAACACAATGTAAAATTTCGTGTGCGATTACAAATTCTATTTCCTTATTGCTCATTGCATTAAAGAATTGTGTATTGTAAAATAAATGTCTTCCGTCTGTTGCGGCAGTAGGACACCAGTCATCACAGTTTTTAACAATAAGTCTAGTAGCCATATTACCAAAGAATGGATGTCTAAGCAGTAAACCAACACGAGCAACAATAATTCTATCAGCTACATCTACTCGCATTGCCGCAAGTTCTTCTGGTGTAATGTCTGGATTTGGTTGAAAACCTTTTGTATCTATGCCCATATTGTGTACTCCTTCAGTGCCTTATTGTTCTTACAGTATACTATATTTAATATCATATGTCAACAGTTTTGGTAAAATATTGGGCAAGGTCTTATGCATGCCTTGCCCAATACTACCGTGCCTATTAGGCACTCTGTGCGGCTTGAATATACTTACCAAAACGCTCATGGAACTCATCAAAACACTCTACTTCATCTGGATCGATTGGAAGTGAGTATTGTGTAAGAGCAAGTTTGATACCCATAACTACAAGTTCAGTATCAAAGTTATCCATTGCAAACCTTAAGAAGTTATTAACTTTCGAATCAAACTTCTTATCGTTTTTATCGCAGGCGTCTTTAAGTTCATAGCAAAGTGAAACAGTCAAGGAATACATGGCACTGATTTCTTTAGTTTCACACTCCTTAACCTTACCTTCAAGTATGTCAGTAGGGTCAGGAAGTTTTGAAGCAACCTTACGATGCGCCATAAACTTAACGGCAAGTCCTTCGCCGACAGAACCACTTACCAAATCGGTAGTGGTGTTCTCATCATCGTCTTCGTCTTCAATAAGCTCGGAAACAAATGACCAAGAACGAGGTGTAGCAAATGAACGACTTGGGCTTTTTGGATCAAAGTCATACAAGTCCTTCTTGCTAAAAGTCAAGTAACCAACAACATCTTGGTGTATGTCATTGTCTACTGCCCACTGGAACCAGTCATCAAAATCAACTGCAAGTTCTAAGTGAACAAATCTATTTGCCAACGGAGCAGGCATTCTATAAGTAACACCTTTGTCAGCATCTCTATTACCAGCCGCAACAATCAAAACGTTGTCTGGTAATTTGTATTGCCCAATACGTCTATTAAGAATAAGTTGGTAAGCCGCCGCTTGTACTGCCGGCGCCGCAGAGTTCATTTCGTCTAAGAACAAAACAATATATTTGAATTTCTTAGCAAATTCTTCTGTTGGAAGTTCTTGCGGTGGTGCCCAAGCCATTACATTATCGTTGGCCGCATAATATGGAATACCTTTAATATCTGTAGGTTCCCAAAGTGACAAACGAATGTCAATCAAATGCGAATTTTTTAGTGAATCAGTAATTTGTCCTACGATATCGGATTTACCAATACCTGGAGGTCCCCATAAAAATATTGGACGCTTTTTCTTAAAAGCTCTTTTAATGCTTTTCTTTGCGCCATTGGGTGATACGGTACGTAGTGTAGTAGTAGTTTCCATTTTATATTCCTCTTCTATGTTTAACAGTGCCATAACTTAATTTCTAAGTATGTATATATAATACACTCGTTATACCCTAAAGTCAACCACTTTTGGACATCTTTTTACAAATTATTTTTTTCGTACCATTTAATAGGACCTATGCGACAGACGCCTAAAATGCACGTTTTTCGCTCCTAAATGGCTCTTAAACGCCGTTTAACGCTTTTCTGGGGTGTTTGTACGTATTACTCTATAAACCTGTTATAAGAGCATTTAATGACGGTTTATTCGTGCCTTTTCATAGCTTTTGTAAGTCCGTACTTACGAAGATCGCCACTAAAAAGGTGTAATTCCATGCTCTTTTTTTCATCTGTAACCCATATACTATAGTTGGTTAGATAGTAAGGGCATGTAATAAATTGGTCTAAAAATATGTAAGTTTGAGTTGTAAATTTAAAATCTCTTGGAAATGGTATTTCATACATTTGGATATCCAAATTTTCCTGTAAGAAATCAAACCCATCTTCTGTGAGTCTTAGTCCACCTTCTGATTTACCTCTGGTGTTTTGCCACCAGTCAGACATGTACTGTTTTATATTTGCATCACTTATGGCAATGTCAGATTGTTTTAAGAAAACCTTAGTGTATGTTTCTTTCCAGTTCATTCATCTGTAACCAGTTCGCCTGTGGTAAGTTTGTAAACGGCGAAGTCTTCACTTCTGAAAAGGTCATTAAGTTTCTTTGCTAGATTGTGTGCATGTCCTGGATTAGAGAAAGATACTTTCTTATATTTAGGACCTGGATAATTCGTAATTGCGTTTGATGTTTTTAGATTGAATGGAGCGCCTTTATAGAACACTGCCCATATGGCTTCTGCTTGCAAAACTTGCTCACACTTGTAAGATGCTTTGTCTACATTCTCTAAAATAATTGTTGGTTTTGGTCTACTCATATGCGTAATCCTTTTAATTAACTACGCATATATTTATCTTTTTTTAGTAGAAAACTACTAGTATTACACTTGTTTGGCCGTTAATGCACCTAGTATTTGCCTTAGTTCTTTTTCGCTTACACAAAATACATTTTGTATTTTCCTAGGATACTTATATTCTTGCAATAGTTTCTCTACAAGAGTAGGATAAACTGCTGGGTCAACTACATCAGATTGGCATTGTTCTTGAGTCTCAAATGTTGGGTCAGTAAAAACATAGATATCTCTATCAGCAGTGATATCTGCATTAGGATCAAGAAGAAATAAAACTACGATAAACCACTTCATTTCCAATCACTCCCACCGTCCATAGTTACAGTTACTACTTCTTCATCAGGAGCAGATTTGTTATCAATAATAAGTTTTTCTAATCTTCCTTGATGATTTGCCATTACAGTTCCTAAAGCATAGGCAAGTGCTTTTGCCTGTGTTAATGGAATCCGTATTTCTTTTTGATTACTTCCTTCTGCTGTCTTTACAATTTGTATAAACTGCTGAATAGGTATAGTATTAATTGGTTCGTTTGTTTGCATCTGATAGTTCCTGTCTCATAGTAAATTCAGTTTTGAAAGGTCCTTTATGATCGTACTTTTCAAGTGTTACTAACTTAGGACAAAAACTTCTTACCCAACCTTTATCAAAATGAATAATGTAATAGCCAGCCGCATACAAGCTCTTAGATTTTTTACTCTTAGTAAAAAGCGGCAATTTCTTTTGTACATTGTACATTACATTGTAAGGTGTGCTAGATGTTGAAAAGCCATGTATCTCTTTTACAGCCTTACTGCCGTCCGAGATAGTTGCCTTATCAAAACTTAGTCCGCCAATGTAATTGTTGAAAGCCTTTATATCAGTAAAATAGTCTGTGCCTGTAGAACAACTATACATATACCTTTTGTCTTCTTGTTTAGAAAGTGTGCCGATTCTTTCGCCATCTTTCTCAACAATCCAAAATTTATTTTTTAGTATTGGTTTTGCCTTTATTGTCATCTTTACCTCCATTATGTGTACCTCGCATTAAGCGGGTCAGCATAAAGTTGAATGTTATCTGCAATACGTTGCATATCATGTTTTGCACAAAATTTCATTAGTCGCATACCTACTTGTGTAACTGCTTTAGGTTGTTCCATAGCATCTTCTACTACATCGTTAATTATACTTCTAATGTTACCAGGTTGTGCAGACAAATCACAAAGTACTACATTACGTTGATAGTCATCTAATACACGATGCTCTACGCCATCGTGATCAGTCCAACGTTGTAGCATCATATTGTTCCAATTAAAGCCTTTAGTTTCTCTATCTTCAAATGCTTCAATTAGTCCGACTTTGTTCTTAGTGCCTTTTGTTCTTACACCAGGATAAGCACTAAACACATTGTCACTTGTGTCACCTCGCATACACTTCTCAAACAACATAAATTGTGGATTAGGTGCAGGCTTAGGTTCTCCTGTCTTTTTGTCAAGTACGGGTTTCTTCTTCTTATCGTCAAAGTAACCTTCGTGTGTAATTACTGTATTGCTAACACCATTGTATTGTTTTACGTTAGGTGCAATAAGTTGTGCAAAGTCACCGTCAGTACTAATAATAACATGATTATCATTAGGGTGTGCTTGTATCCAACCTGCAATAAGATCATCTGCTTCTAGTTCAGGATGATGTAATACAGAGCAATTAGTCTTTGTACTTACAAAGTCTTTCCACTCATCAAACATTTCCCAGAATACTGTATCTTCATCTTGTTGTGCCTGCGTCTGTGCGGCACGAGCTTCACTTCTATTTCTCTTGTAAGGCTCATAAAAATCTTTACGCCAACTACGTCCTTCTAAGCAGAACACAACATGACTACCATCAAAGTCTGACCATGCTTTCTTGATACTACTTAGTGTAATATGAAAAGCCATGCCAACTTTTGTATCAAGATCGCCTCTTACAACGTGTCTTGCACGAAAGAATGTATTTGCAGTGTCTACTAGAATATATGTCATTTTACTTCACTTTTGCCGTTATCATCTATTTTACTAGTATTAATATAACCGATATTTCTGTCTTTGTCAACCCCTTGTTCGTCCAAAACTTGCATTGCAATAGTTCTGAACCATGCATCTACAATCTGCTCTGGTTCTTCACCTTGATATCCTGCATCAATAAGTTGTTCAATAAACTCATTATTCCAATCAAGTTCAAAGAAACCGTTCTTAATATTATCTGGATTTACCTGTGTATCTAACACACCTACCCAAGGTTCTCCTTTTTCTGATGCAAGTTTCTTTTCATTTGCAAGTGCTTCACGTCTTATTTCTTCTGGAGTCTTTTTAACTTGTTCCTCCATAATCTTAGGTTGTATACCTATGGCTTTTTTAACTTTATTCCAGTCCATTACCATCCTGCCTTTCTGATTGCATCTGAAGGATCTTTCTTTATTTCTGCCTTCATTGCTTTCTCATGTTGTTTGTTTTTATATTCTTGAATACTGTGAAGTTCGTTAACAGGATAAGGATGATAAAAAGGTTCCTCAACCTGCTTTTTCTTAAATAAATTTTTTATATAATCCCACATAT